GCATTAGCAGGTATAGGTTCAGGTCTATTTAAAATACCAGAACAGTTTGTATCCTTAGGTGCAGAACTTATAGATTTAGGTTTAGACACTGATACAGCAGCGTCTGTAGAATCTTTCTTTGATAAAATTAATCCGTTTGATGAAATAGCAGAGTCAACAACTGCAGGTAAACTAACAGAGACTTTCGTGAGTCTAGGTATTCCAACAACTGCAGGTTACTCCCTAGCTTCTAGATTAGCTGGTAAAGCACTCAAAGCAAAGAGATTAAATCAGTATGTAGATTTAAAAAGATTTGGTAACGCAAAAACTTTAACAGAAAGAAAAGAGGCTCTTAGATTAGAAAAACTTAGAGATCCTGTTACCGGTAAAAGACGAAGAGTCAACGACGCCTTATTAGAAGAAGTAGAAAGACTTAGTCCTATTGATTTAAAAAAAAGAGTTTTTAAAGATAAGGCTTATGTTTTTGGTGCAGGCCTTGGTGGCGGTGGTTTAGCCGACTTTGTATTTGCTGATCCAGACATAGGAACTTTGGGTGATGAGTTTGGAGGTATCACTAGAAGAGATACACAAGAAACTTTTGGTAGAGATGAAGCAGTCAGAGAACTTACTAACAGATTAAAGTTTGCAGGAGAAGGAGCTATTCTCACCTCTGTTATCGGTGGTGTGGGTAAAGGTATTGCAAAAGGTGCTGGTGCAATTAAATATAAAATGCAATACGACGCTTTAGATAACAGTATTAAAAAAATTATAGCTGACTTTGCTCCTCAAGGTGTCAAGCCAAGAGAAATATTTGAATTACTAGAAACAAGAAAAAATGAACTTGGTAAGTTTCAGGTAGAGGGTCAAGCCTTTGGTCGTCAGTTAGAGTTGACCGTTGATAATATTTTAAAACAAACAGGTAAGACAGGCGATGAACTTAAATTAGTTAAACAACAATTTGGAGAAGCGATTAATAGTTTTCTAACATCAGGTAATAGAACTGGTTTGGATAAATATTTACTCGATCTTGGTGTAGATAATCCTGAGCTAACTAAAAAATTATTTACAGGAATTGACAATGCACGATCGACCATTGACAACTATTCAAATGCTATTTTAAAAATAATACCAGACAACGAAGAATTTAAATTTTTAAGACAAGCTATCAAAGATAATCTAGGGGAGTATACCACTACTCGATATGCTTTAATTGAACGACACGGTGCTCTAGGTAAAGCCTTTGCTAAATTTAAGCCAACAGATGAAGCATACAAAAAAGCCTATGACTACGTGTTAAAGCAAATAGGAATAGGAAAAAGAAGTTTAGCTGAAGGTATAGACGCTAGTGATCAGAAGTTCAAAGGTATTGCTCCTCAATCAGGTGTTGCACCAGAGGATCAAGCTAAACAAATTTTAAATAAACTTCTTCAAGAAGATATCACTCAAGGGACAACCAATTTACCAGGTGCTGATGCATTGAGATCTTTAGGGCTAACTATTGATGATAAAATTTTAAAAGAGAAAAAATTACCTGAAGAACTAAAAGAGTTTTTTGGTGAGATTAAAAATCCTTTTTACAACATATCTTCAACTATCGCAAAGCAAGGTGCTTTGATCACTGAGGTTGAAATGTTAGGACAACTTGGAAAATTAGCAAAAGGTAAAATATTTTTTGAAACAGCAGATGAAGCTGCAAGAGCACTAAACGCTCGATCAGGAGACATTGTGCCTGTAGGTAGACTATCAAAAACTGTAAACATAGATCAAGATATTTCAGGACTATATACCACTAAAGAAATAGCAGATGCTTTTGCGGGCCCAATAGCAGGAGCGGAGGCAGGAGCACTATCAAAGCTATACAGCTTCTTTGTATTAGCTCCTAAGTCAGCATCACAACAAGCTAAAACGATTTTCTCTCCTTTTACTCATGTTAGAAACTTATTAAGTGCAAGTGCTTTTACTTTACTTAACGGTAACATTTCTTTTACTAATCCTGGAAGAACAGCCGATGCTTTCAAAAAATCATTTAACGCTTTTAAAAAAGGTAGAGATAGTCAAGAAGCTTTTGACTTATACTTAGATTATACAAGAAGAGGAATTACAGGAACAAACCCCGTGCTTGGTGAGATTATGGACTTAGGAGCTAGACTTCAACCCGTAAATAATTTTGGAGCAGACAAGTCTTTAAACAATACCTTTGATGTTGTTGCTGATGGCTTTAGAAAACTAAGAGGTAAGATCACCGACACCTATATGGCTGAAGATGATTTTTGGAAAATCTATAACTACAACTTTGAACAAGGGAATTACAATAATTTCATGAGTAAATTTATAATGAGAAATCCTGAGTTAAAAGAAATGGGTGAAGCTAGAGGTAAAGAAACTGTTTCTAAATTAATAAGAGCATTTAAAGATATTGAAAATACTCCTAGAACTGTAGTTGATGCTCAAGGAAGAACTGTTATAAATCCTGCTTTTGAAACTGTCAAAAAAAATAGATTGAACATTGTCAAAGCAGAAACGGGAATTGAAAATGATAAGGCTGAAGCTGTAATGGAACAGCTAAGAAAAAAAGTAGGTAGGCTAATGGGTAGAAGAGATATTAGCTTTAACGATCCTATTTTCTATCAACCAAAAAATACTCTTAAAAGATTAGAGGGAGAAAGCGATGCTTCCTATGCTGGTAGATTAGGTGACGATGTTCTTTTAGAAGAAGACGCAGTAGAAGCTTTAGTTAAAAATTTATCAGCCGATGTTACCAAAAACAATATCCCAAACTACGCTTATGTTGGAGACAATATTAAAGCGCTAAGAAAACTACCTCTAGGTACGTTTGTTGCTTTCCCTGCTGAGATTATTAGAACAGGATTCAATACAATACAAAGAGCTGCTAGAGAAATGGCAGTAGCAGAAACTAGAGATATCGGTATTAGAAGAGCCACAGGAGTTTTAGGAACAGGTGCTGCTTTACCTGTTGGCGCTGTGGAACTAGGAAAACAATTATCTCAATTTACAAATGAGGAAATGGCTGCTCTTAGACGTTTCGTTCCATCGTGGTCAGAGAACTCTTTGCTCGTGCCTACAGGCAGAGATGAAAAAACAGGTAACGTACAATACTTAGACCTGTCTTATATTTATCCTTATGATTCTTTATTACGTCCTATGAGAACTGTAATGAATCAATTAGTTGAGGGAGAGGCCACTGATGCAGCAATAACTGCAAGACTAACAGAGGGCGGTGTCAAAGCTATGGCTGAATTAGCTAAACCATTTTTATCAGAAGCTATATTTATAGAAGCTGCAAATGATTTGTTATTAAGAGGAGGAAGAACAAGACAAGGATCACAAGTATTTAGAGGAGGAGATCCTCTAGGTGAAAAATTATTTAAAGCCACCATGCATATTATGGATACCTTTACTCCTGGTTCTGTCGATCAAGCTCTTCGTATCGGCGGTGCACCTTTCAATGTCGCTGACAAATACGGTAGAACTTATGATTTAGCAGACGAGGCCATGGGTATTTTTGGATTTAGAAATATTGAAGTAGATCCTGCTGAGTCTTTTAAATTTATGGTAGGTGATTTCAACAAACGAGTGTCCTCAGCTAGAGCTACATTTTTAGGAGATGTTCTAAAAGGTGGAGCAGTTACTCCTGAACAAATCTTAAAAGAATATTTAGGCGCTGAAGAGAGCAGATTCAATGCTTATCAAGATATGTTTAAAAATTACAAAGCGGCAGAAACATTAGGAATTAAACCTATAGATCTGAACAGACAATTAGACAGATTACCAAAGAAAACTAGAGGAGCTATCTTAAGTGGCACCTATCAACCGTATAAGCCAAGTAAAGAAGTTAGAAAATTATTCTATGAAAACTCTCTTAGACTTGCTCAAAGAACAGGCAGCGCCCCTATAGATCCACTACAAGGATCGTTGTCTAAGATATACGAATACATAGCTGCTAATAATGGTAGAAGTCTACTATCTGATTTAAATGTTAATTTTGACATACCTCAGGGTAGCGCAATAGATAATTTGATTGACTTTTTTGGCTTACAAACTGCTCAACAAACAGCGCCTCAAAAAGGGCAGCCCATATCCTCATCAAGTGGAACACAAACAAAAACAGGAACAGGAACACAAAACCTTGATTCTGCTCTAGCAATTGATACATTAATAGGCGACGATCCACTATTACAAGAGATCGCTAATAAAAGGAATACATAATGGCAAACGGACCACCAGGACTTATATCTAGCAGAAGAGCAGGACCACCCACCTCTCCAGGTAAAACTATAGATCAAATTTCTAGAGAGTTAGATACTGCTCGTGGCCGTAAAGAATTTTTTTCTGATAGACCTGATGTATCCGATGACAGAGCATTAAGAAGAATGACACAAGCTGACGAACTTCAGCGCTTTAAAAATTTAAATACTAAACCTGTTAAGGGATCTTCAAATCTTTTACAAAGTACAGATTTAAAATTTGATACTGATTCATCTAGTCCTACCTTTGGTCAGTACGTTAGAACAACAATAGCTGACAAAGAAATGGAATTAGCTAATAAATATGGTCCCACATTTAGTGAAATAGCAGGTGATATGGGATACGCCATAGGTAGTATAACTAAAGGAGCTGTCGAGAAAGGTGTTGGTCTAACCGCAATATTAAAAGGTGTAAGTAATAAATTTTCAAATGACGCTAATAAAAATTACAATAACTTAAACGATGTATCAAAAGAAATTGCTGACAATCCTACTAAATATCCACTAACTTCAGGCGGACTAAACTCAATTCAAGCTATGAATAATAATGAAAGATTAGCTCTCGAGGCACAAAGAGATGCAAATTCTTTTGCAGCCGATGCGAGCGGTGTTCTTGGTGTGGATACAAATAGATTAGATGGTTTTGTTAATGAACCTATTGATACATTTGGAACTGCCGGTCCAACAGTTGACTTGAGAAAACCAACACAAGAAATTCTAGATCCATTGGACATTGGTTATGTAGAGTCTGGTCAGTTTAAATCAGATTTACAAAATTCAGGAATCATATCTGTTGATGATCCTTCAACACAAGAACCATTCTCCGATAGCACAAAGATACCTAACACTAATAATACAATTGGTGATTTAAGAAAGGCTTTAGAAAATCAAGGGCTTGATGAACTTCAAATTGAGTCTGCTATTAATCAAGTTGCTCAACAAATTATCTCTGGTGAATACACAGGAGACTTTGAAGTAGATACAGGATCAACGACTCGTGGATCAGAATTACCAAACGCACCAGGAGGCGGAGAAGAAGAATTTTATGTAAGCCCTGAAGACCAAGATATTGATGCATTATCAGGCGCTTATGGTGCTTCGATTATAGACGACACTCCATCTTTAGTTCGAACAACAAGTCCAGAATTGAAGATGCGGGGTTTAGGACAGGGCGAGTTAGGCCAGTTGTTAGGAGGAGGCAACTTACCAGGAGGCGGTCAAACTGAAGGAACTCAAGTTACTGCTTATAATAATCCTCTAAATTTAACAGATGTAGGGCAAGCAGGGGCCACAGGCGAAACTTACGGTAAAGGCTTTGCGGTATTTCCTAATGCAGAGACAGGGATACTAGCAGCTAAGAATGATCTGAGGATTAAAACCGAAAGATACGATGGCGATGTTGAAAAAATAATAGGAGAGTTTGCTCCAAGATTAGATAATCCAGATTCTTTTGATAATTATGTTAACTTTGTAAAACAGGGAGTAGGAGACAGAGTTGATCCCGGAGAAGAGGATGAACTATTAAAAAGATTTATTCAATTTGAAAACAAACCAGATATAGCTGACAGATATCTAGCGATGGTCGCAGAGGGTGGCTTGATGGATAAGAAAATGTATGGCGGTATTATCGCTTCAAAAGGGTAATGAAACGTATACCAAGAAAAAGTGGACAACCCGCTAAATCTAAACTACATTCGGATCTCTATACCGATGAGAATCCAAAAGGAACAATTAAAGGACTTGGTTTTAAAGATGCATCATCAGCTCGCCGTAGCGTTTCTAAAATTCGTAGAAGCAATAGAACGCATGCTCATAAAACTCAAGCTGCTATTGCGATGGAGCAAAGAGCAAAGGTTGCTGGCAAAACAAAACCCGCTGCGGTATATAGAAAATTTATTGAAGCACAGAAAAAGAAAACAAAACAAAGACGAACATGAAAGTAATTGGGGCATAGGAGGTTTTTAATGATAAAAATTACTGACGAATTGAAGGCACGAGTACAGGACCATGAAGGCCTGCGCACATCTATGTATTTGGACAGTTTAGGAAAAGCCACTGTGGGCATAGGCCATCTCGTACAACCACATGAAAGAGAGAGATTTGCCGAAGGAGTAGAAATACCCATGGAGGAGATCATGGAAATATTTGACATGGATTTAAACAGAGCTGCAGCAGGAGCAGATATGTTAATACAAGAAAATGTTGGTCACGATTTACCACAACACGTAGGTGAGGTAATTCTTGAGATGGTGTTTCAGCTGGGGACAACAGGCGTTTCTAAATTCAAAAAATTTTGGAAAGCTCTGAGAGTCAAGCAGTGGGAAACTGCGGCAGCTGAAATGAAAGATTCCAGATGGCATTCACAAACACCGAAGCGCTGTGAATCCCTAGCTGAAATTGTAGCAAATACTTAAAGAGTTCTTCTAATATAGTTAGGTAGTGTACCTTCTTCTAAGTACCAAGCGTACGCTGCTTTCCAATCTTTTTTATATTCTGCTTTTAAAAAGTCTATTAACTCTTCTTTTTTATTATCATCACTCTTAAAAAAATTTAAAAAGTGAGTCTTTGCTCTATTAGTTATACTAAACATTATTCATCTCCTTGTTATTTCATGGAGAATATAATGTTATTTTTTATTTTTAGTCATGTTTTTTACAGTCCTCTGATGTGACTCCAATGCATCCCACACCTCAACTCTTGACCAATGAGCCATGACACATTTGGATATGTCCTCATGTAAAACTTTCAACCAACTAATGTCCATTGGCACAGCTCTACCTTTATTGCTACTAATATAATCTACTTCTTCATTAGTTAATGATAAATTTAATTTACCGTTGTCATAAGATATTCTCATTTAATTTCTCCCCAATTATTTCCTATCTCTGCGTCGCATTTGACGGGAACATGTAGTTCAACAGCAGACTCCATTATTTCTTTAATCTCTTTCACCTGGGTCTCATTGGCTATCGAGATGTTGAGTTCGTCATGTATTTGAATCATAGGAACAACCCCTACATTTTTCCAGAGATCCACCATGGCTTTTTTGGTTTGATCTGCTGCTGAACCTTGTATTAACCTATTCAATGCACGATAGGTACCTGCTCTTTTCATTTCATTCCACTGCCAAGTTTTCTTAGCGTTTTCGTGAGACATCATTCTCTTGTCATGAAAGTCTTTACTTTCCCAAAGATTAAAACGACATCGTCTTCCGAGCAGTGTATTGATATATCCGTTTTGTTCGGTGTATCTTGTAGCTCTAACAATAATGTTGTTTAAAAAGTGAACATTATCATTGTATTTTTTCTTCAATGCTTTGGCCTCATCAGAACTGATATCTAGTGAGGCTGCTAATTTAGCTATACCCATGCCATACATTAAGCCTAATCCTATAGTCTTGGCTTCTTTCCTTGATATTTGAGCCATATCTGCGGTTACTTGATGAAAGTCCTTTCCTTCATGAAAGAACTTAATTAGGGTCTCAGCGCCCTCTAAACCGTGTTTTTTGGCATAATGTACGAGGAGTCTAGGCTCCTGTTGAGAATAATCCAAAGACGCCCACTTGTGCTCCTCTTCCGGTAAAAATAAAGATCGGATTTTAGGACCAATCGCTTCATTTCTAGCGGGGACCTGTTGTAAGTTAGGATTATTCATGGACAACCGACCACTGACCGTGCCACCATACTCACCTTTTAACTGATTAATTTCTGCATGAATTCTGCCATCAACTTGATGCTTCAAGATAGAATCTATAAAGGTAGTGTGAGCTTTATTATATTCTCTAGCCACTGAAAGAGATTGAATCAAAGGATTCTCACTTTCTTTCATGGCTGTATTACTAATTTTAGCTTGCTTGTTTTTTTCTGTGTATTCATACTTCTCGCCAAGTTTATCAAAAATTTTTTGTAGTGAAGCTGCTGTATATATATCTGAAGCATCAATCTTGATACCGGTTTCCTTTTTTATTTTGTTATAAATTTTTTCTTCTTCCGACTTAAAAAACTTTTTAGTTTTCTCTGCCTCCTCCAAATCAACACGAACACCTTTCCAACGCATCTCTAAAAGCAGTCGGAGTAAATCTGTTTCTAAATTAAAAACATCAGTTAGTCCTTGCTTTTGTATTTCAACCCGTAAAAACTCCCAAAGTTTTAAAGTCAGCCTTGTGTCTTGTTCTGCATAAACTCCAGCATATTCTACAGGAACCCAATGCATTTGCTCGATAGCTTTAAATCCATGCTCTTTACCAAACTCCTCTAAAATATTTCCTTGCTTTCGTTCTCCTAAATAATCTTTAGATAAATTATCTAAGCTATAACTAAATCTATTCTCATCAACGAGTGGTGCAGCAATCAGTGTGTCATAGACCTTAGTGACATTACATTCGACACCCCAACGTCTAAGCCAACCTAAATCGTAAACAGCGTTGTGACATATGACTATGGGATCTTGTTTAAATAATTTTCTTAACCATTTCTTTACATCTTCCTCAGGGAAGTTTCCCCCTCGCTCATGACGTACCGGGAAGTATCCATCAAATCCTTCAAAGGATACGGCGACACCCACAACAAAACCTTTATTTGTTGCCCATCCACCACCAAGAGTTTTAATTTCAGGGTCGTGAGTTTCTAAATCTATTGCTACTTGTTGTATTCCTGTGACATCAGGAAAACTAGGTCTTGTCCATTCTGGTTTATTTTCTTTTTTTAACAGATCCATTTGCTGTTCAAATATCATCTTAGCACCTCTTCAAATTCATAGGGGGAAGTAGAGGGGACAATATATAAATTTTCTTTGGCACGAGTCATGCCCACATAAAAAACTCTTCTTTCATCATCTCTATTAATCCACATGTTATCACTGATTCTTTTGGAGATGTCTGAAAATAAAATAACATTTTGACTTTCCCCGCCTTTAGCACCATGAATAGTCGAAAGCTTTATATTTGCTTTCTCATCTAACTGATGACCACTTTTTAATATGTGCCTAATATAATTTCTATCAGATTCTGGTATTCTAGTAAGAGCCAACTCCCATGAAATTTCAATGGGAGTATTTAGCCCCCATTCTTTTGATAATGTTTCATAAGAATAAAGATCATCTAAATTTGCTCCAGGTAAACCTTTTTTCCCTCTCGATACCCCATCCTTTCCTACAGGTAAAAACTGATACATAGTTTTAACATGAGAATAAGATATCTCTTTTTTATTTTGTAAAGCAATCCAAGAACGATAAGCCGTGGCTACATCAATACTGATAGATAAGTAATTATTTTTCTCAAATAAAAATCCTTTGTTCTTTAACTCTTTACCCACCTCATCAATATAATAATTAGTCCTACCCAAAATTAACCACTGACCAGTGTTTAGATCTATGCTCTCAAAATTAGTGTTGCGAACTTTACCTTCTTCTACTCGAGGCTCCCATTCTTTTTGAATTCTCTTTTTTATTTTAGACACAAGATTATTTGACTTTGCGAATATTGTTTTTGGTATTCTATAGGATTGATTTAAAACTTGCAAATGACAGTCTAAGTCAATCAACTTTGAAACGTCAGCTCCGCTCCAAGAATAAATTGCTTGATCGTCATCTCCTGCTAAGTACGATGCATGTGCCTGCCGAAGCATAATCATAATCATCTCCCACTCATTTGGTTTGAGATCCTGAACCTCATCTATAATGACAATATCAAGTCGAGGACACTGTCCTATTTTATTAAACTCGGTAATTAAATCGGTATAGTCTTTTACTCCTCTTGATTTTTTAAACATTCGATAAGCTTTATCTATCCGTTGTAGTCTTTGTAGTCCCCCTTTGACATGACCATGCTTTCTAAATTCTTCTTGCATGCTTGTATTTTTAACACGATAAAGATCTAATAAATTAAGGCCCTCATCCTCTACGCCGAATACAACATCAT